CTGCGGGATGCAGACCAGCCGGAAGTGCAACCGGATCTCGTAGTCGAGGCGAAAGCCCATGATAATGACGAGCGGGCAGAACTGCTTGCTCGTCTGGAGTTGCTAACACAACTATGAACATCGAACAATTGCAGAGCAAGCGCGAAGGCATCCTTGCCACAGCTCGCGAACTGGCATCCGGAAACGGTGACCTTGCACAGGTCAAGTCCCTGATGGTTGAAGCCAAGGACATCGAAGAGCGCATTGAGACAATCAAAAGCCTTGGTGCTACCGCTCCTGTCGTTACCCCTGCGGTAGACGCAAAGCCATGGAAGGGCGGCATCAACGTCCAGAAGAATCCATTTGCTGGATCCACTGACGAGCGCAACGAAAAGGCTTATGTCTTTGGTCAGTTTGCTCGCCACCTCGCTGGCGTAAAGTCTGCAACCAAGTGGTTGTCCGAGCATGGACACATGAAGGCACAGACCGAAGGCACACCATCTGCTGGTGGATATACGGTTCCTGAAATCGTTTCCAGTGACCTTATCTGGCTCCGTGAGCAGTATGGCGTTGCTCGTCGCAACTCCCGTATCTACCCGATGAGTTCGGATACGCTCCTTGTTCCTTCCGCTACTGCGTCCACAACTGTGTACTATGCATCGGAAGCAACCGCAATCACAGCATCTGACATCACCTTTGGTCAGGTATCCCTCTCCGCTAAGAAACTTGCAGTCCTTACGATTGCATCGAAAGAACTCGGCGAAGATACGGTCATTGACCTCGGTGCCGCTCTTGCCCGTGACATGGCATACGCCATCGCTAAGGAAGAGGATAATGCCTGTTTCAACGGTGACGGTTCCGGTACTTACGGAAGCATCACAGGTATCCTTCAGGCTGTTTACGGCTTGAACGCTACCAAGGCTAACATCGCTGGTGTAGTTGTTGGTGCAGCACTTTCCGGTGCTAACTTCTCCAACTTCACATTGGCTAACTTCCAAGCGATGGTTGCAAAGCTTCCTACCTACGCAGACAACGCCAAGTGGTATATGCACAAGGATCTTTTCTTCAATGGCGTGGCTGATAAGCTCATCGCACTTGGTGGAAACGCCATCCTCGACATCCAGAACGCTTACACCCAAGCACCTACCCTTTTCGGTTATCCAATCGAGTGGGTACAGAATATGCCTAAGTCCCCAGCTGCAACAACCCCTGTTGCAATCCTTGGCGACCTGACAAAGGGTGTTGCTTTTGGTGACCGTCGTGCAATGACCGTAGAGGTCAGTGACCAAGTCAAGTTCGTTGAGGACGCTTTGACATACAAGGCTACCGAGCGGTTCGCATTCAATGCGCATGACGTTGGAAACGTCAGCGGTACGGCTTCTGCCCGTGTACCTGGTTCACTCATCGTTCTCGCAACAAGCAACGCTTCCTAAGCGTAGCCCCTTCAATGAAGACCCTCAGCAGACGTGCTGGGGGTCTTTTGTTTTCAATGCGTGGTCAGGGTCAAAGACCCTATGTGGGATACTTAGCGCATGATGACCAGAGCCGAGGCAATCGCGCAAGTTAGTCTTTTCTGCGATGCCACATCCTACCCACAGCTCTCCACTACCGAGATTGGTAGTGCGTTAGACATCTACTCCCGCTTCTCTACATGGACAGCGGCAACCACTTACGCTGTCGGTGACCGTGTAGTGCCTACAACGCCCAATGGGCGGGTTTATGAGGCACGGGTGGCTGGTACTTCATCCAGCACACAACCAGAGTTTCCAGCCTATCCAGCGGCACAATACAAAGGCTGGTCAATCCAAGACGGGACATCCGATCCGGTACTGACTTGGGTAGACATGGGCAGTATCAATGTTGAAAGATACGATGTCCGAACCGTAGCCCGTCAGATGTGGATGGTCAAAGCATCCCGTGTGGTTGCTGAAATCGATGCTAAAGAAGGCGCATCCGATGTCAAGCTAAGTCAACTCAAAAGCCACTGCCTAGAGATGGCTGATAAGTATCGCCCATTGGTGGTTGTATGAGCCCGCTTCTACGTCAGACCATACAGGCAGGCATGGTTCGTAACCTTTGCCAAGACCGTGTAGAGGTTCACCGCTTCACGCTCACCGAAGATGGCAGAGGCGGTGCTACTGAGACATGGCGCAAGGTTGCCGAATACCCTGCACGGGTTACTAACCAGAGTGACACAGAATCGATTGTTGGTGGAGCGATAGCATCATCAGCGCAATGGACACTCATTGTGGCCGTTGCAGCTGATGTTATGCCTCAAGACCGGGTCTACCTTGTCGGTGATGATTCCCGATACTTTGATGTGATTGGTACAGACTTTGGACAGACAGAACTTTTAGTACAGCACTGTGGACTAGTGGAGCGGGTGGCATAATGGGCGCATCAGAATGGACAACCATAGGTTTAGCGGCAGTAACTGGGATTATTAGTCTGCTTGCCTACATCATCAAGTTCTTGCATCGCATGGACAAACGTGGAGCCGTTGACACCGCTAAAATTGAAGACCACGGTGAGCGTATTGGTAGGCTCGAAACTGTAACAGGTGAGATGCGTACAAGCATCACCAAACTGGAGGCGAAACGATGAACGGAATAAGTATTAGCAGGCTGGTCGTGGTTGTCTTGATCGCCTTTGTCGCGTCCTTTAGCACGGTCTTTGGTGATGGCGTTCGTACCGCTGAAGCCAAGGACATCGCCGAGCTCGGCGCAGTGATGGCACTGTACGGGAGCAAGGCTGTAGCGGCTGGTGTCACAGCTGCGATGTCTGCTGCGCTGGGCTTCTTGACGATGCCGTTTAAGGGGACGGGAATCAATGCTCTGAAGGTGGGCAAATGAACCTAGACAACATTGTCATTACGCCACTTGTGACAAATCCAGCAGACTACAACATCAAGGCAGACATCCTAAACGATGACTTTGTAAAGGTCGCAGACTTTGGTGTGGATGGCATCGATATGTTTACGTGGTGGGTACAGCAGGACGATGAGTTTAGGTTGTCCATTGTCAATCAATTCATTGTTGTAATGGCAAATGAAATCATAACTGGGCAGGCTGAATAATGGCTACTTATTACGTTAGGACTGACGGAAACGATACTAATACTGGTACAGGTAGTACTGCTGCACAAGCGTGGCAAACGATAGGCAAAGCACTTGGCGCATCTGGTATAGGTTCTGGTGATACTCTTTACATTGCACCTGGGACGTATCGTCAAGCAACTACGATTAACGTCGGTGGAACTTATTCTGCGATGACCTATGTTTACGGTGATCCTACAGGAGTGCAGTTTAGCGGAGTTGCTGCTGGTCTTGTTCGCATTACGACATTCGCAGATGACACAACAGCGGCAAGTTCAACAACGCTTTTTACAATTACTGGTAAATCGAATTTAACTTTTGCAAATATATTCGCTGAATCTGGAACAGGATACGGTTTCTTTTTAACGTCAACCTGTGACAATATTGTTGTACAAGACTGTGTGATTACAGTACAAGGTCGCACTGCTAATCAATCAGTAGGATTTTATGCATCTGTAAATCAAGTTACTACAGGCATTACGGTTGAGAGGTGTCAGTTCTTTGGTGGCCATACAGCATTAGCTTTTAACCCAAATACAACCGCTGGTCAAAACTTCAACGTGTATGCCTATGACAATATAGTTGATGGGTTTACCACGTATGGTATTGCAATTTTACGACTTGGTGGTGTTGGTGATATACGTTATGGATTAGGCGCAGTAATTGCAAATAACATCATTGTTGGCGGAACTAACGGTTTTTCTACTGCAATGTCTGAGACCACATCTGTACGGGTTAGAAATAATATCGTTATAAATTCAAGTACAGCAGGTATGACATCGAGTGTTTCGTCTACAGCAGTACTCGCATCCAATAACTTAATTTTACAATGCGCCTCTAACTATAGTGGAATTACAAGCACTGGCGGTAGGACTGCGGGTGTATATGGTTTTGATGTTGGCGAACAGTTCAAGTTTGGTCTCGCAACATTGATGCGTTTTACAAACTGGATTGGGTCTCCAAACATTGCAGCAGGTAGTTTAACAAACGCACCAGCAAGTGACCAGTACAATGTGACTTGGTATAGCACGACGCCGGACATCGGAGCAATCACATACCGAAACGTACAGAACATCCTGCCGACCTACCAACCAACAGAGCGCAACGCCAGCACTATCACAATCGCTCCCGGCTCCACCTCCCAATCCATCGAACTGTACCTAGGTGCTACAGGCCTCACAGCCTCCACATCTGGTCTCTCAGCTCGCTACAACCGGACACGCACAGCATCTGTCAACATCCCGCTGGTAGCCCGTACCATCGCTCAGGCGTGGACAGCAGGCGGCTTTGCGGAGGTAGACGCAACCAACATGCCGGGCGTGTACAGACTTGACCTGCCTGATGCTGCACTGGCGGCTGGTGCTGACGATGTCACTGTAGTGGTCAGAGGTGCGTCTGGTACTAACGGTGCGGTCATGACGGTCAAACTGAGCAGTGGTGGCTTGACATCTGCACAGACGGCGGCAGCTGTTCTTGATGCAGTTGGCACATCCTATGCAACCGCTGGCTCGATTGGTTATGCTATCCAGAATAGTAACGTGGCATCTATCAGCGGTAGCACGGCGGCGGCAGATGAGCTTGAAGGCGCACTACTTCACAACGGTACAGACTACATCAGCGCGGAACTAGTGACCCCGGTTACTTCTGCCGCTCTGGTTCGTATGGGGCCTTACGAGGTCAAGGCTGACGGCTTAGGGGCATCGGATCCGCTAGACATACAGAAGGGCGCACAGCACGGCGTAGACATTCAGTGTGTAGATGGCAACGGCAACGGTATCGACATCACCTCTGCAACGGTTACGGCTAAGGTCTACAACAGTGGTGCAACGCTGGTTGATACTTACTTCTGTACGGCAACTTATGCAGCTGATGGACGGGCAACGTTTACGATTGACACGACGGTTACGAACACTCCTGGCACTTACACTGCAACGATTACACGCACAACGGGTGCATCTGATACGCAGGTGTTCGGTCCACTGCGCATCTATGTGAGGGATATCTAATGGCTCTTATCTTTGATTTGACGGAAGACCCTCAACAGGTCGTGCAAGTCTCCGCATGGGTCGGAGACTGGCACTCCTATGTCGTCAGGCTGGTGGATGAACTAGGCAGCCCGGTAGACATCACTACGGGTACGCTTGGCATTACCTATACCAACATCGCTACCGGGGCGGCTTATACTTTTGCATCTGGAAGCGTTACGCTCACGAAGCAGTACAGCGCACAAGGTATCCTGAGCATCCTGAATCCTGCGGCGTACGGCACTGCGGCTAACATCAGGGTTACTGTATCCTTCACGGTTGGTACAGATGTACGCAGGTTTGGCCCTCTTGAAATCGAGGTCTTGGCTCCGTGAGTATAAGTGTAAGCCTAAAGACAGTGCCTATAGACCGCTACAAGGCGAATCTACGCACTGTAACAATGATTGTGGGTAAAGCTGCGGCAGACGTGGAAGCGAACGCAAAAGACAGCATTATGAAAAGTAGTGGCAACTATAGGCAATATGGAAACCATTACTCAAGCCCTCCAGGTACTCCACCGAATACTGACACTGGCTATCTTGCAAACAGCATAATGCACCGGATGCTAAACGCTTCAACGGCGGAGGTTTCTGCTATCGCAAAGTATGCCGCACCACTTGAACTCGGTTGGACATCTAAAGGCGGTAATAGCGTCCCGCCTCGTCCATTTATGGAACCAGCACTTATGTCTATTCGTCCACAGTTTGAACGAGCGGTTAAGTCTGTACTAAGGGGTAAGTAATGGCATACGAACCAGCCGTAATAGAACAATGGATTTACGAGACCCTAAGCGGTGATGCTACACTTTCTGGTCTACTTGCCATTGATAACAAGCCTGATGGTTACCAGATGGGCATCTATAACACGGTAGCACCACAGCTTGACCCAATCAGCCGGAAGCCTGTACAAGTGCCTTACGTGGTCTTTAGCCGTAACGGTGCTGGTGCAGATGATGAAGATACGCTGTGCGGTGGCAGGGCTTTCACCTATCCAAACTATCGAATAACCGTGTGGGATACTGAAAGCGGTGCGATGAGCATGAGTAGGATACAAACCATCATGTCTCGCATTGACACACTTTTGGATAATCAGACGGTAACCAGCACGACCCCAAGGCTTTATGTACGGCGGGTTTCAACGGATCAAACCTTTGCTTTATCTGATGGTGGTCGGACGGATTACGGGGTGACAGCGGTCTATCGCTGCCTCACACAGCAGTAGGAGTAGACAATGGCATTTACAAAATCGTTCGGTCTGGTCGGTGAAAACTGTACCGTGACCATCGCTTTCGGTGGTTTCCAAGATGGCGCACCGACGGCTTTCACCGCTAACACTTACACCTGTTTGGCTCGTTCCGTGCGAACATCCACAAGCGTAGACACAGCAGACCTTTCGGCACTCTGTGACACAACCAAGAAGATGCAGGTTACCAAGGCATCCGGTTCACTTGAAATCGAACTGTTGGTAGATGGCACGACACAGGCTGATGGTTCCCCTGTCTTCTTCAATAAAGAGGGCTACTACTGCCAAGTGGTTATTACTCCAGGCGCACTCACCGCAAAGACCTTTGTTGGCATCGTTACCGCTACAGGAATCAGCATTTCCAACGGTGAAGCAGTAACCGAGACGGCTACAATCACTCTGGGTGCTAACGGTGTTGCTACCGCTTGGACATCTGCATAATGGGTATCAAAGCCATCAAGGCGGTTGAGCCTGAAGCCAATCACGGAATCCTAGAAGTAGACCTCAGCGAGTGGGCTGGTGAAGGAGCGATTGTCCGCTTCCGCCAGCCTAAAGCTGCAGATATCTTTCCGGATGGCACTGCGCTCAAAGCGTTACAGATTGCATATCCTGAAATGAACTACGGTATGTTGGTCAATCTTTCCATCATTGCTCGGTGCTACGTTGCCGAGGCTGATGATCCGGGCGAGATTGCTCCTATTCGTGCGCTTGCTGACCTATCCCGTAGCAACCGTTTTGCATTCTTTCACCTGTACGAAGCGTTCGTTGATAAGTTCCTTGTAACGAACATTGTCGCAGAGGTTGACGAAGCAAAAAACGCCTAACCGGTGTGGGGGCTGTTGTCGCTTATTACTGCGTCAAGTTCCTGCACCGACATCCTTCTGAAGTAGACCTTACGCTTGACCAAATATTTGAGGTTGCCTTCATCGGTCAAGACCTTGAAAAGCAAGAGGTAGAACTGGCGAAAGCCATGCGGGGCATATTATGACGATAGCAGAACTCAGCGTACGACTAGGTGTAACCGGTCAAGGTCAACTGCAATCTGCGCTTGACAAAACAAAAACCGGATTACAGTCTGTCGCTAGTTCTGCTAGGTCAGCAGGGCAAGCACTAACCCAGAGTATGGGCGTACAGGTTGCAGCCCTTGCCGGTACGGCTGGTCTTGGGATGTTGGCTAAAGGTGCATTTGATTCTGCTGTTTCCTTTGAATCACTCAATGCGCGATTGACTGCTATTACCGGTAGTGGTGAACGTGCCGCCAAGGTTCTAGATACGGTTCGCAAAGTTGCAGAGCCTTCACCGTTTACATTCAATCAACTTGCTACAGCGGCAACACAGCTCGAAGCATTCGGTCTAAAGACTGAGGCGATTCTGCCACGCCTTGCCAACCTTGGTGCGGCATTCGGTGCAAGTGAGGAAAACCTAAAAAGCCTAGTCAACCTTTTTGGTAGGCTTGCCGCTGGTAACTTCCCAGACATCGAGCAGTTATCTGCATTCGGTTTATCAAAGTCAATGTTTGCGGCTGAAGGTATCAAGTTTGATGCGGGTGGATCGTTGCTATCAAGCGCAAGAGAGACGTTTGATGCACTTACTAGAATCATCGATACCAAGTATTCAACCATCTTGGATAAGATGGCAAGCACCACGGAAGCCAAGCTTGCAACCCTACAGGATAAGTGGGAAGGTGCTATGCGCTCTCTTGGTGCTGGCATCATAAAGGTTGTTACTCCAATCACTGATTACCTTGCCACGTTCTTAGACAAACTAACCAAGAGTGGTGCGATGGATGATTTGGTTACTAGGTTCCTTTCACCATTCAAGGGTTTTACAGACATTCTGAAAAGCGGTGATATGCAAGCCGCTATGGACAAAATTCTGTCCTCTGTATCTGCGTTCATTGCTAATATTCCGCAGATTCTTATTTCTACATTCGAGAATGTCGGTAAGTTATTCCAAAACATTTTTGCACAAGCAAGGCAGTTAGCGGCTGAGCTTGGTTTGACTAAGGACGAGCGATACAACGAGTTTTCTCGCAAGGCAGGAAACATTCGGTCTTTTGAAAGTAGTGGTCTATATTCAAAAGAACGTGCCGCCCGTGAAATGGCAGACCTCGAAGGCAGGTACGGTTTTAGATCAACCACCGACATTATGGCAGGCATTGACTTTGGCAAGGTTTTTGCCGAAAGTCAAAAGTTTGCTGATGACATCATGAAAAAGGTTGGCGAGACAAACCTGCCCGAAACTGCAACAGGAGCGGTAAAGCCTGAAGGGCCAGTTGGTGCAATCGCTGAAACCGGAAAGACTCAAGGTGAAAGCACCACAAGTGACCTGCTTCTACGTATTGCTAACAATACCAAGACAAGCGCAGATGCTTTGACGCTCAGAAAACAAACCCTCGGTGGTGGTCAGATTGCAGCCATGGGGCTAACAGCCGCAGAAGTTGGTGCAGCTGGTCGCACTGTTGGAACATTCGGTAATGGTTTGATTCCTGCTGGCACTGACCTTGAACGAGCCGTAAGGCGTACCATACGGGACGAGGGACGCAGGAACGGCGTACCGGGTTACATGAGGCGGTTCTAATGGCTACAACGCATCCACTGTTGGTTGAGTTCGATGTACCAGAGCCACGCCCCCAGAAGGGGCGTTTGGCTATTGCAGGCGATGGTACGCAGTGGGATATGTACTACTCCTCCAATGTCTGGCAAGACCCTGCAACGCTTACGGTTATGCTTGCTCCTCTACCAGTCACATCGGCATGGGCAACCACATACAGCGGTAACTATGCCCGGTACCAAAAGTCTGACTACACGCTAACCACGGCGGCTAAGTGGAAGAACATCCAGATCAAAGCGTCCGGGGATTATTACCTGCAATCCTTGGACGTTACTGAGCGGGCTACGCTTACGACGGCATGGGCGGCTAACACCGGTGCTTATGTTTCCATGTATGTCCCAGGACTGAAAGATTCCGATAAGAGCATCATTATTAAGTGTGGGTGGGGTGTAGGTTCGGCAGGAAGCGTAGAGGTTTGGTTTGCGGCTGACGGTGCTGCACAAGTTCTGAAGAATGGCATAGTCGTTGGTACTTACGATCGTGGTGATTCAAACGTACAACCTAACGTAGGTACTCAAAGCCCTAAAAGCCAGCGGTCGGACTTTGTGAGCTTCATGATTATCCCCGGTAGACGTAGGGAGATAATCGTAGCAAGCACAAACGGGTCTAACTTTAGCCATGTCTTTGAAGACCTAAACCCGTTGATTGCAAATACCATCTTGCCTAATGCCGCATTTTCTTGGCTTGTGCCTACTGGTCAAGCAACGGTGCAGGTTTCTAGGGTCTTTTATGAAACATCCGGATACGTCCTAACGCCGATAAAGCAGTTACGTTATGCACCGCCAACTGGAGCAACTTTTGCCAATCTAACATCCGTTGAGATTATGGGTAATGGCACGTTTGGATATACACCATCTGTAGTAAAAACTGATGGGACAACGTACACGCCTAACGGTTCAATCAGTCAGGTTAGAGGTAAGGTTGCATTTACTGGTGCAGGCACTGGTTCAAACGGCATTCTATCTGTTGACCTTTATTACGATCCGGAACTTACCGCTACTTATGATGGCACGGTTGACGTTACCGAATACATCAAGACTCTAAGCTTGTCAGTAGATGAGCAAGGCAAGGCTACTTGTGACCTATCAGCCATTGCAAAGCAGATTGTCGATGCTGGCGTAGAACAGCCACAGGTGACCAGTGACAGAACAATCAGGGTTGCTCTTGGTGATGACACGACACCTACGCCTGTCTACATCGACCTTTTCCGAGGGACGCTTGAACCACCTAAGATTGAGTACTTGGACAGGGACACAACCTACCAATGGGCAACGTATCGATGGAACGGCGTAGACCGTAGCAGAGATTTTGACCTTGCTTGGATTGTTGAATGCGTACCTTATGACGGTGTTGCTGCCATTAATGCCATTATTGACCTAATGCTGATTGCTGGCTACGATGCAAACATCTACTACTACGGAGACACGCCACTCCTTGACCTTCCGTATACAACCAATATTTCAAAAGGACAGTACACACTTGCGCCAGATTACGGCGATACGGTTGGTTCATACCTTGAGAAGATAAAGCAGGACTATTACGCCACGTGGATTACCGGGTGGATACCTGACACGGCTGGATACTTCTACCGCTGGCTTGATGTAGCCTCGGCATCAACTACACCTGCAATGAACCTGTATCAAAGCACTGCGGCGACAGCGGCGGCTGGAGTACCGGCAGACCTCCAACCAAAGCGGGTGATACGCAAACTGTCAAGTTATTACGAGCCACCAGAAGCCACACAGGTTACTGTCATCGGACAAGACCCTAACACTGGCATATGGATACCGTATACACAGATTGATGGTGCTGCCGAGATTGCAGACACGCCACCTGCAAGCCGTCCTCGAAACTGGAGGGGCAGGCCTGTACCTTTCCAATACCGTGACCCTTCACTAACCACAGCGGATGCAGTGCAGACAGCCGCACAGATTCTTTTTAGCAGGCTTACACCGGGGCGTACGATGATCGAGTGGGAATCAGACCTTTTGATTCTCAGCGGTAACAATCGCCCATTGTGGCTTGGTGATGTGATTCAGCTCTATCAGCCCGATGGCGTAACAGCGCAAGGTGTCTACCGCATCATCGCTATTCCATCGATTGATTTTGAGCAGGAGAACGTAGCAGGTAACAGCACCTTATTCAATGTTCGCCGGGCTGTCTATCGTGCGGTGGATGTTTCCTAATGGCATATCTTGACGGCACACGAACTGCCACGCTCACAATGAGCCACACCCAGAATGTCTTGGTGCGTATCTGGAATCCATTCGCAACTCAACCGCTCGAACCTGACTACGATACACACTACACAAACTTCACCTTTGGTGGGCATCTAGGCTTTTCCGGTAGTCTTGCCATTGTAAGTACAGTGGTAGCACCTTCTCCAGGTTCTGCATGGACTTGGGAACTTAGGGCAAACATCACGGTAAACAACGGGCATGGTTCATCCAATAGTTCTTATACGGTGTTGGCATCCGGTAGTGAGACCGGAGCCACCACCTACAAAGATGTGAGTGTTACTTGTGCTGGTACTTTTTCGGCATCGGTTGGCGTTGACAAGCTTTGGGATATTGCCGAGGATTCGTTTTCCTCAACCAGCGCACCAACACGCTTCCCCAGCCTAACAGGCTACACATGGTATGAACGCACCACAGACGGCTCTACAGCGGCTTGTAGCCTTACTGCTGGTGGTTCATCGGTTAGCGTGTCAGCTGCCGCAACATCAAGACGGAATGCCGACTACACGGCAACCCTAAGTGCATCTGGATTCTCAAGCGGAGATGTACGCCACGACTTTGCGGTAAGCCTTGTCAAGGTCAACACGGTTGCAGTGCATGACATTACCCATGCTCATACTTGGTACGACCAGAGCGCAACCGAATGGACTCTAAGTCTACTTGGCACTACCGATGGCTTTGGTATTGTGTCGCAAGCATCAGGGAGTATCAGCACGTCATCTTGTCTGGATCGTAATGTGGTTATTGCTGGCAGGATTCGAGCATGGGAGGGAGCGTACCCCGATGCCCTGAATGTCATTGTTACCGGCTATGATGGTGGAACCCGTACCGTTGGTTCATCCGGTGGCAGTTATGGTGCGTCAGATACCTTTGTAAACTACAGCACAACCACGGTATTGACCGACCCGACGTATGGAAGCAACACGCTCACAACATCAGCCAATGATGTCCCGACATGGATAAGTGCCGAACTATCAGGAAGCGGTCTAACAACCAACGGAGACTCAAGCACAGACAACCGAGTGCTGTTCCGTGGCTTCCGCTTCAATGGCTGGAGCATTTCCGAGACTAACAACCGAAGCATCAGCGGTACAGGTAACGATAGGCTATATGCACCTTATGAAGGGATGTCAGGCTACAGATATCTAGACATCCAAATCAAAGCGCAATCAGGCACAAATCAAAGCGGTTATATTGAACTGACCGATTACCACGGCAATACAAAAAGATGGCAGGTTGTGGCTCCTACGACCTCATACAGTACTGTTACCCTTGATCTTTGTTCCCCTGACATCCACAGCCTCGGAGCATTACCGGCAACCGATGACAAGGACAACCCGTACCCACGAAAGAACACCGCATCAAGCAGCTACGCAGGAAGCGAAAGCGTAGATTCGGCTTACTGGGGCATTACATCCTGTCAGCGTTTACGGGTGTCTAGCGGGTTGGTTGACATCGGTACAACCACGCTCAAGTACACCAACACGGACAGCACTTACGTCCCGGATTCTTTTACCGCTGCATTCCAACGCATCACGCCTGCCATTGTTGCAGAGGTAGACACCACGACCTATTACTACGGTCGCAGATTCTGGCAACAGGATAGGGACGGACGCACAGAAGAGGAATCCGATGTCTGGTGGCAGATGACGGTGGGAGGCGAGACCGGGGTTACGTCGTACAGCGTTGACCCGGTAACAATCAGCGAGCTGGCAGGACAAATAAACGCATCCGATGATTCCATTGTTAGGCATCCCGGCTGGACTGCAACCAACAGCGTAGCCTACCCGGCTGGTGCTACCTGTTCCGCTACACAACCACCGCTCAGGGATTGTTTCCTCAATGGCGTTACCGGCTACAGCACATGGCTTTATGGTGGCGGCATCCTTGCCACGCCTAACGCTACAAGCGGCACAGACTTTGCTTACGGGCATCAGATAGCGGCTGGAACCATCACCGCGCAAACGCTCTTTGATCGCATCAATGGTAACTTCCCGCCTGACCTTTACGACCCTTTTGATGTCAACGGCGGTACGGATGCTGCGCTCTACCTGCCTGCTGGTTCTTTGCTCCGTGGCATTGCACACGGTGCTGTTCTAGATGATGTCGGAGACCCTGCCACCACTGGCACTGTCAATCTAGAGCTTGCAAGCACGGGAGCAAACCGAGGCACAGATTCCACGCTTGATGCTGAGGGACGCTACTACACATCCACTCCCTGGGGACTCGGTGAAAGCAACCACGATGCCATCAGCGGTAGCAACAACATCGGCATAGACCCGCTTCACACTAGCCACAGATTCCGGTGTTGGTTCCGTACATTGACGGCGGCAGGTGGTTGTCTGTCGGTTGATGTAGCCCCTAACCAGCGGCTTTGTTATGCCAATGTGGAATCACATACCGTGGTTCTACATTTTGCGGATGGCCCGAACGCCACCAACTTTGTAAGTGTTACAACGCCTATTACATCGGTTGATTGTGTGGCTATCGCTTACGACCCAACCAGCCAAAGCGGTAGGCTTTACATCTTGGTTGAGAAGCAATCAGGAGGTGGGATAGATTCCTATTACACCGACGATGAAGGAGCGACAGTATCCGTGGCAACAGTAGTAAGCACAACCGGGACACACGTTAGCGTAGGCATCAACCCGATGGGTAAGCGCATCGTTTGCTTCCGCAATACCGGAAGTGACATCCACCGGGTTATCTATGATCCGCAGGGCAACATCATCACGGCATCATCTGCTGTGGTAGCAAGCGGAGTGCAGAACGACCAGACCGCTATATCGTGGAGGCTTGGAAACTGGTATCTGTACTACCACGACACATCAGCAGGTATCACGCAGCTGGTAAGTGTGGACGATGGAGAAACTTTCGCTTAGGAAAAAGGGCCGGTGGGCGGCGAAGATGCAGTTGGGAGACCGCCCACCTAGTCAGGGAGATAAGGACTGACAAAAGGAATATATCACTATGAGTAGACCTATCGCTTTACGTGCAGCTAAAGAAGCCATCGACAATGTCGGTGTGCAGGAAGTTGGAGACAACAGAGGCAAAGCGGTTGAGATTTACCAAGCCTCTACCACTCCACCTGTGCCAC